CGCTCTTCCGATCTAAGCTAAGTTTAGTGCGTCTACTATGAGTGTTGTATTTTCTGCACCGCCAACACGTTCATTAAAATTAAAAGCCACCTATCCACTCCACTTTTTCACTTAGTAACCAATCTTCTGCTAGGAGTACATAACAGTTTAAGAACCGAATGTACAGATACTCATCTGTGTTTTCTGGTTTTATCTCTGTTACTACAAATACTTTAGATCGATCATATTTAAAAAATAGCATTGGCTTTTGATCGCCACCTGCCGCCTGTATTACAACTTTCTTCCACCATCTTATAAGATTGTTAGTCTTAGGTTGAGTAAATATTCTATCACTCAATGGTGAATCTTTGTAATTCTTTACCTCTATACAAAAATGATTTCTCTGATTAGGGACATATAAGTCCCCTTTCAGATACTCCAGAGCGCCCGAGGCAGGCACTCTTTCGAATTTTAAAGCAGTAGCTTCTCGAAGCATATCACGTACTAGATACTCTCCTCTCGCTCCCTTTGCTCTTGAGTCTACCATATTCTTCCTCGCTCATACCACAGCATTTACAAATCTGACCTTCTAGTACTGATATTTGTATATAACCGCAATTGTGTTTCCAATAATTTTCAGTAAGGGCTGCTCCACTTACTACATTCCACCATATTCTTCTTCTACCCGCACTCATCTACTTCTCCAGTGTACTAATGTTTCCATCCTTAACTACTTCGATCTTTTCAAGTAAAGGGTGAGACCACCCATGAGATACTATATAGGTATTCATATCTTCTCTCAATAGGACTTCTACTAACTTTTCCCTGCCTTGATCGTCGAGTACGTTGGTTACTTCGTCTAAGAACAATATATTGATTTTAGACTTCGAGATACTACTCATTAGCTTACGAATCGCTATCAAAGTAGCAGTGTTTACTCTTGCTAACTCTCCAGAGGAAAGTGCTAGAATATCTACTACATTACCATTATCAGTAATTTGTACATTTAACTTATCATTAGAGACAACAAACTCAAGTGTAAAACGACCATCAGACAATTCGGCTAAGTACTCATTCGCTAACTCTTCTAGTTCTCCAACTAAGTTTTCAATCTTATATGCAAGTAATCCGTTCGTGCTAAAAGACTTTTTAAGGGTGTCTAACTCTGCTTCGAGTTTTTGATTTCCCAACAACTTACCATCATACTCTTCTTGTTGCTCAACAAACTCTGCAGTCTGCTCTTGAATAACTTGAATACGAGTATTAAGTCGTGTTCGTCTTTCATTTTCTACATAGTTATTTGCGCGTAGACGTTTTGCCTCAGTCAAGCTCTCTTCAATCAATGCCCGCTTTTCTTCAAGCTCTTGCTTATCCAACACTATCTTTGGAAGAGTTGGATCGAAAGACCTTACTAAATCTTCCCAATCTTTCTGTGCAGTAGCATTTCTTTCAAACTCCAGGTTGCGCGCCTTAATACGCAAAATCTCAGGTGTAATTCTACTTATAGCATTTACAGCTTCGTCATAACTTCCCTGCTCTACTGCAATCATAGCTTTCTCTGCAGAAACATCTATAGATTGCTTGCAAGTAGGACACTCTTCTTTTAATTTTTCTAGCTTTGTCAGTGTTCGTTTTGCACCCGCAGCGACTGCTTTTACATTGCCAAACTCTTCTTGCAGATCATCATAGGATTCATACTGTGTTACTTCTGAACTCTGTATAGCTGCTATATCTATTTGGTCAAGCAGTGCCTTGTATTGATTGTTTGTAGTAATTTTTTTATTTTTTTCGGAGATATTTGCAATCTCTGCCGTTAAAGAACTTAAAGCTTTCTCATCATCAGATGTATTAATTTCTAAATCCATCATGGGTAGTATGAGTGTATCACTCAATTTATTTGTTTCTAACCATTTCTCTACTGTTGCTAACTTCCCTGCTATCGTAGCAGACGTACTGGATACTTCTCTAGAGGCACTTTTAAATACTTCGAACAATTCAACGTATTTTTCTAGGTGTAGCAAGTCTATCAGAAACTTCTTACGATTAGCATCTGTAGCGGTTAAAAACTGTAAACTTGCATTAGTATTTTGATATACTAATTGTGAGAAGGTTTTAAAGTCAACTCCAAGAATCTCTTGCAAAGTTTTATATGTGTTTGTAGCTGTGTGGCTAGATATATCAGAGCCATTCTTTTCAAGTTTAACTTTTATGTTTGTTTTTCGATTAACGGTAATTACATAACTATCATTATCCTTCGTAAAGGATAGACATATATTATATCCGTCATTGACGTATCTATTTGGAATGTCTGCTTTTTTGATTCCCTTTGAGTTTTTATTATACAATGCTTCTTCGATGATTAACGGTATGGAAGACTTACCCATACCGTTAGTACCAAGGATTTGTGTAACAGTATTATCGTCTAATTGTAACTCATTACCAGAACCGTAACTAAAGCAGTTATCCCATTTCAATGTTTGAAGTGTAATCATTGTAAGTTCCTATGATGTCTGGTATTTTAGCAGGGTTAATTTCTAGTATGTAGGTTAAGTACTCTACTAGCTCTTCTTGTATGGTCATCTCTTTGTCCATAATTAAAGAGGCTTCTGACTTTCGTTTTACCACTTTCTTATCTAGCAGCTCTGAATTCTTTACTCCTGCTAGATCTTGTATATCGCCTTCTACTTCATAGATTGTATGATTAAAAACAGTAGCAGTCATTTCTTCACTACTTGTAACTGTCTTACGAATTAGCTGAGGTAGTTTAAACTCTTCCCACATCCAACTCCAATCTTGTTCATTAATAAGTAAGTACCCTGTCTTTACTAAATTTCTATGAAACGAGGTAGTCATAGGACTGCCTGGATATACAATATTTCTTTGTGTATTACTATGAGAATGTAAGTCTCCTGCAAACACAACGGGGAAGTCTTCAAATATATCTAAGTCAACTTCTGGTTTAACGTGTGGTGGGATCTCTCCTCGGACATGGGTAAACAAAGGCTTACTCGTGTCAAAATGTTCGATTGCACCCTTTCTGTGTAGATCTGCGTAAGGCAGTATGCCATACCCAAGATCTTGATCAATGTAAGAGATATCTACTACATTGATAAGCGGGTTAATATCTCTGGAAACTTGCTTTAGCTGGGTAAAGAAAGTTTTATGTTTCTTTGTAGCCTCATGGTTTCCATCATAGATAATAGTTGGAATCTTTACTCCTCGAATAAACGAGAAGTAAAGCTCTAACTCTTCCATATTTGGCAAACGATCAAAGAGATCGCCACCAATTATGTGCATAGCACACTGCTCTTCTAGTGCGTATACTTGCTCAAAGAACATTCTGTAACGGTTTGTCGCCCACTTTACTGGAACGTTTTTCTGTCCCAGCTTTATGTGCCAGTCTGCCGTAAATAATATCACCCTACGTTGAACTCAGCATCGAGAGCTTCGTCATCAGTCTCTGCACCGTGGTTACGGAGACGGTCTAACAACTCTTTCTGTGCGTCAGGAGTAGGACGGCTCATAACATCATCCATAGACTTTAGGTCTGTGATAGAGGCTAGTTCGTCTTCTGTAAGAGCACGAGGCTTGCACTTCAATGCTTGGAGTTGATACTCAACATTGTAAGGTAGTGGGCCAGTCTTTACTCGCTTGAAACAAATGTCCCAGCCAGTTGTGTGATCAGTAGGATCTCCAAGATCTTCTGCGGCAGTAATAATTTGCTCCCACAACTTCTTCTTGAGATTTGCTACTTTGACTGTGCCATCGCTTGGGTCAATAACTTGACAAGCGTAGCTCCAGCCACATTTAAGGTCAGGATAGTACTCGCGTACCCAGTCCTGCTCTTTGTTGTTGAATCGCTCAGAATTTCTATCAAAAGATAGGCACTCTATAGGGATGTTCTTTTCGTTCTCGCCTTTAATCCAATAGACATAACGAGCTAGAATGTCTCCAACTACGCGAAATTTGTTGTCGCCGTCTTTGTATTGAAAGGTATTGATTGATGATTTCTGGGCTCCGCCAGTTTGCTTATTAAATGATAATGCCATTAGTGTATAGTCTCCAGTGTGACTTCTTCATAGATGAACGTTATTTCGTCCTGTAATACTATGAGTAGTCTGTTGTCGTTAATTTCGCTTAAATCCACAGGACAATGAAGTGGATCAAGCGTAGTTTTGTTATATGCAATATAATCTGCGTAGCTTCGTAAAGACGCTAACGCGTAGTATATGCATAGTTCTTTTGTTGTATACTTATAGGAATGGTACAGAAGCAAATCTCCATGAAGAAGAAAGCTGGGGCCTGTAAAATTTTTATTAGAATAGTTGTAGATACGGTCGTACTTGTTTTTCGGTAGTTGCTTCTTTATAAGCATTTCCATTATCAAGATGCAAGAGGAAATATTTCCCTCTGCCGTATCGTAAACCTTCTTCCAATCAAATAAGAGCACTATTATACCTCCTTTTTACCAATTTGTCAAGATATATTTTTTTAAAGGTACTTCATATCCCAGCCCTGCTTCATATAGAACCCAACACGATTGGAGGCTTGTTTTCGAGCCGTATTTCCTTTCAAGTGAATATCTATTATCACGGGGGATATTTTACCTTCCTTCTTTCGAATCACTCGACCCACAAGCTGTGTGAGTAGTGGTTCATTATTTACAGGGGTAGCAAGTATTAAGCAGCTGAGTGTGTCTACTGATATACCCTCTGAGAAAATTGCCTGCGTTCCGTAAAGAACGTTCTTATCTCCGTAGAGTATCTCATCTACAAGCGTTTCCCTGTCCTCATGCGAAACATCTCCTGTAACGCATACTGATTTATCTCCTGTTAGCTCAGAGCAGGCTTTTAGAAAGCTAACTCTATCACTTACTACTAGAACTTTATGCCCTCTTGCGGCGTAGGCCGCAGCAAGCATTGCAATAGTGTGCCTGTACTCTTCATCATTTGCTAACTTAGTTACTCGGTTAGCCCAAGGAATTTTTGCACCATCCATGAATCTAATATCAGACGCTACAAGGTGTATTGTCGGGGTCATATAGTTTTCTTTAGGTGGCTTAAAGAGAGTATTACCAAAGTAATCTCTGAACACAACGTGTTTACCATCCTTTCTTTCTATAGTTCCTGACAATCCTATCTTATATCTACAGTAATTTGTATCTAGTATTTTACTAAACGTCGGGCTACTAACGTGATGCATCTCATCTAGTATGATTGTCCCAAACTCTTTACGAATCTTGTCTACGTTTCGGTAGAGAGTTTGGGTATTGCCAATTACGATAGGAGCATCAAGTTCAAATCTACCACTGCCTATTATGCCAGGTTTAAAACCAAAGACTTTCTCTACTTCCTTTGCCCACTGATTACGCAGAGGGACAGTATGGGTAACAACAAGTGTCTTTTGTCCAAGTTTACCTGCAATAGCTAAACCTGTAAAAGTCTTGCCCCAACTGACCCACGCGTTAATTATAGCATTGTCTTCGATCTCATCATAAACCTTCTGCTGGCTTTCTCGAAGAGGGAACTTAAACTCAGGAAAGTCTACAGGTTTGTGCACTCGTTTATCAACTATTTCATAGTGCTCTGGGATTAAATCCGTTCGCCCTATTGGTAGTGATACTAACCCGTTACGAATTATGCCCATATTCTTAATTATCTGAGGCGGATCTAACGGGTTGTGCGTAGGGATTGAATATGTAAGCTCTTTATCGAGCTTCTCTTGCAGTTCAGAACTACAATCCATATATATCCTGTGACTAATTACTGCTTTCATAGGTTTAGTTCATTCTTTGCAATGATGTATTGTTTTACAAAATCAGATCGTACAATATCCTCTACTTCAAATTCAATAAACGTAAATCTATCCATGCGTTTAAGAACCTTGATAAAGTCTTGCAGTCCATTTTGTTTCAGATCTGCCTGTCGAAAGTCTCCACAAAACATAACTCTACAGTTCTCGCCTATACGAGTAATAATAGAATCTAGTTCATGGAAAGACATATTTTGACACTCATCAATAAGAATTACTGCATCTCTGAGTGTTATGCCTCGAATAAACGAAGTAGTCATAAAGTGTACTAAGCCTTGTTTCTTTAGGATCTCATACGCATCTCCCCGACCAAACAAGTCATTAGATATATCTTTATACGGTTCTTCGTATACAGCACTCTTCTCTTTCTCAGTACCAGGTAGAAACCCCATGTCCCTTGTAGGAACAGCACTTCTAATAACTACTAGGTTTTGATACTTACCCTTGGCCATATCATCATAGGCTAGGTACGAAGAAATGAATGTCTTTCCTGTGCCTGCTAATCCGTGGAGTACAAGGTTTTTCTTAGACTCAAATGCTTTGAGTTGGTTTCTGGTTAAGGGTTCAATTTCCTGCAGTTCTAAACTAGCTCCTGCAAGTGTTTGTTTACGTCTTTTAGCCATAATCTATACTTTTCTCTTAGTGTCCTTGAGTTTCTCTTCCGAGTACTCATAAAGCATCCAAGGCAACCCCTTGATATGCAAAATTCCTGCCCAAGTATATCCTGTCTCGGGAGGTCGTGGTACAGTAAAAGGCACTCTATGCCCTTTTACATATATTAAAGACGCTACATCTTTCTGTACAATCTTATCAATCTTCATGTACTTTAGTGTCATCATCTTTGTTTTCTCATAGATAAACGGTTTTCCTGTATTATCTATGAAGTACTTTGTATTCTGTTTTAGCAGGCCATTAGGATGAGTGATCATGCGTCTCAACCTTTCTAAATTTTTATGAGGCGTTT